AAATGGAATGTTATACTCAGCTAGAATCTTCTTTGCTTCAACAGAACCAAGACGCTCTCCATCAAAGATTAGATTGAAGGCGGCAAATCGGCGCTCGTCAAGCTTGTACTTATTTCCCTGTACAGACTCACCATACGTCTCGCCCTGTAGGACAACATGCTTATGGTTGTTCTTCTTTGCGATGTCCTTAAGTGCATCCTCGACATTATACTTGAAAGCCATTTCCCAGTATACATTTCCGATGCCAGACATATCAGAAACAAAGTTCTTCTGGTCTGCATCCATCTGGCGAACATTGCGCGAACACACACCGAAGTCGGGCTTGCGACCAGTCAAATCAAGGAAGAACGTAGTTGAAGTGCCATCAATCTTCTCAGTTACTACGTAAGGATTCTTGTCTTCGAGCATGAACATGACATTCTCAATGCGATCCTCATCGGTCTTCTTTACCCAGTTAGGCCAATTCTTAGGCTTGTCCTTCTTACGACCAAAGAAAACAAATAGCAGCTTACGACCCCATGCACGCTTCATCAGCCATTTCCACCACTTCTTCTTGGCAAGCTTGGAATTGCGTGCGCACATGTTGTTATACTTCGCATTGGGATTAGACTTAGCCTTACGAGCATTATCCTCAGCTACATAATACTTAATACCAAGCAGCTTTGTTACGTCCTCGTGAACGTCCTTATCCTTAATCTCGGGGAATACATCAATTGGCATGAGAAGTCCCTGTGAGTAGACCTTACACATCTTAATGGTCTTAACCTTATAGTGCTTCTTCTCAAGGAACTCAAAACGCTCATCGTTACTAGGAACAAGCGAATCAGTCTCGATATACAGAGCTTTATCGCCAACCTTAAACTGATTTTTCTGGACGATAATCCACCAGCCGCCAACACGTGCGTGCTCAACGCGGTCATAATTTGGAATCGGCTTAATCTCCTCAACGATAACGGGATAAGCCAATGCACGCTCGCCATTTACTAGCATATTGTGACCTTTCTACTCTAGTAAACTTGTTGTTATCATATTATAGCAACTATTTTAGTTGCAAACACGTCAAAGCAACGGATTTAGTTGCTATCCCTCATAATCTTCATAATCTTTACAATTTTTTCCACAACATAATCAATGTCCTCATATGTAATATCAGAAGGAATCGTAAATCTAACAGACCTTGCTGCTTCTTCGCTTGTCAACCCAAGAGCCTTAAGAACATATGACGGCTGTTTAGAATGGCTGTTGCAGGCAGAACCAGTACTGCACTGGATATCATCTAGGTCAAGCATGTACAGAAGTTCTTCCGAGCCAATACCTTCAGGCAACATTACATTAATGTTATTTGGCAGTCTATGAACAGAAGTTCCATTCAGCTTGCAACCATTCCTTGTAAGTTCGTTAATAAAATAATCACGCTTTACAGATAGCGCCAGCTTGTCTTCCATTTCCTCAGATGCGAGTTCAACGGCTTTCGCAAAGCCGACAATACCAAAGCAGTTTTCAGTGCTCCCTCTGTATCCAGCATTCTGACTACCATAGATAATAGGCTGAAGCTCAATGTTCTTTTTCTTGTATAAGAATCCAACTCCTTTAAATCCTCCAATCTTATGCGCCGATGCACTTAACATATCAATACCCATAGCCTTAACATTAATAGGGATATGTCCAAACGCTTGCGTTGCGTCTACGTGGAGAACGCCACCGTACTTATGAACAATATCAGAAATAGCCTTAATATCTTGAATAGTACCAACCTCATTATTTGCCATCTGAATAGACACCAAAATATCATAATAATTAGGCTCTTCACGGTCTTTAAACACAGACTCAAGCTGCTCCATGTTAACGAAACCATTCTTATCAACATCAAGATATGTTACATCACAATAATAAGTGCTGTTGCCAAGTTGCTCCATAGCATCAACACATTCCATGATAGACTTGTGTTCAATCTTTGTTGTAACAATTGAAGTAGTGGAAATATCCATCATGCCAGCAAATACATAACCCTGAATAGCCCAGCAATTTGATTCACTTGAGCCAGATGTAAAAAAGATTTCATTTGCATCTGCATTAATAAAGCTAGCAATAGACTCACGAGAGTTATCAATTGCTCGTTTAACCCTTACTCCACCGCTATAAATAGCAGACGGGTTATAAAATTCGTCTTGTAAATATGGCATTGCAGCATCAACAACTTCTTTACGCGGTCTTACTGTTGCTGCCGTATCAAGATATATATACACTATGCTACTCCTTTAACGTTGTTGTTATAATTATGACAACCAAAATATTTTTCTTCTGCCGCCTTACGTGCTGCAACAGCATCATCAAAATTATTAAAAGAACCAAGATAATGTCGATTGCAATTTTCAGATATAATAGCCTGCCATTTATTATTATGAAGCGACACGCCTATTACACCAGAAGTATTGTTAACACCAATGCTTCTATTTAACATATTTTGTTTATGCGTAACAGGTCTTAAGTTGCTTTTTCTATTGTCTAATTTGTTCCTGTTAAAATGGTCTATCTCTTCTCCATCGCAAAGTAATTTATGTAATTTTATTACACGCCCATCTCTCTTAGTTCTTACATATCCGCTATTAATAAACCACGTGTAATCTTTAATCTTGTCATAGTCTTCTAAATCAAAATAAAACTCTTCTCCATTAGACGTATATCCAATTCCATATTCACCAGATAAATCATACGTGTTCCCACGTATTAATGATTTGTTGTATTCAGATATCATCTTACTAGACCGTTCTCGATTATAGCACCCACAAGACTTTATATTTCCATTTACCATCCGCGAATATCTTACGAGCTTTGGATTATCTTTCGTATATCTTCCACAACTACAAGAACACCAGTATTCTTGTCCATTTCCATTTTTACTTAACAGCGTTAATCTACCATGTACTTCACCGCTATGGTCTGTTTCATCTCTCACATTAACTCCTTAGCAATATGGAGAATAGTTCCGACTAGTATTCTATCAGAATACATATTATTAAAACCATTCTCCATATAATCCATATGTATTCTATTGTTTAGCAATAAACCTTATTAGAATAATCATTACGATAAGGGTTAAACTCACGATAGCGGCGCTTATGACTATGACGCGCTAAATCATCAATATAGTCATCAACATAATCTAGATAATCATTATAAGTCTGAATGAGCCTATCCCAATACTCATCATCCTCATGCTTCTTATCATCCGTATGCTTTGGCTTCTCCTTCTTGGGAGCGTCCTCATCGCGGTCAAACAGGTCGCAATGCTCGCAATCGCCATCGCACTCTAGGTCATCATCATCATCAAATGAGACACCATCCATATACAGCTGATTCTGTAGGAGATAACCCTCAAGCTCCCAGACCTTCTTCTCGATATTCTTCATGCAAATATCGACACCCATATCCTCGTCATAGTTAGCAGGATCAACGCAAGAAGAGGACTCGACAATTACAAATCCATTGGGTAGCTTACATGCTACAATAGTACACTTATCAAATGCAGTAGTGACAGCAATATCACAACTCTCCATAAGTTCATCTACAACAGCCTGAGTTACAGTATTCTTTGTACGCGCCATAATAAATCACCTTTCTATTGGCATATAACCTTAATTGCAAGACAGAAAGTCAATAGCTTTTGTGCCGAGTCTTTCCACAGTCCTAGTGACATTCTGTCTTGTACAATCCATTGTATCACTAATCTCTTGATGTGTCATCCCATTTAATAGACATGATAAAATATATTTTTCATTATCGTTTAGACCGCTGATAAACTCATTCACCATCATGTTGGCAAGAATTCGTTCATCAAAATCATAATCAATTAAAAGGTCTGGCAGATTGTCATTAAAATCTTCCAATGAACAATCACCAACATGGTCGCACTCATAATCTGCATCTGTTATCTCAATATCAAGACAACCATAAAAACCATAGTAGAGGTCATCGCTCTCTACTGTCTGTTCCTTAAATGGCATTTCCATATATCATATTCCAACTTTCTTTCAATCTATTTACACTGCAAAGAATCTTCCATCAGAAAATTCTGTTTTATTCTTACGATATTATACCAGAAAAGTAACATAAATGGAACTCTCTTCACAAAATAATTACACATCAAGTTGGAGATAGCTATAGCCATCACTATCAGTATAGTAAATATGCCTAATGCCAAGGTCTTTTAGGGCATTCATACAAGCTGGACATGGCTTAGCGAGTCCGTATCCAAGTTTAGTGCCACGAGAGATTCTATACACATACACTTTGACTTTAGACCAATCAACATCTATTCCAACAGTATATGGTATCGATGAAATCGCCGATATCTCAGCATGGATACTGTCATTTATATAATTACCGCCAACGTTATTAAACGTCCTGTATTTACGGTTATATTCTTTTTGCATTGGGTGAGATTTATCGTCATTCTTTCCACGCCCGATGATATGTTTCTTATAGACAATCACGGCACCAGTGTGAAACCTTTTGAATTCAGATGATTCAGCTTCCATACGTGCTTCATTGAACATACGTATATCAAACTTAGAAAAATTCACGACAAACCTTTCAATCAATATCTAGTCATACAAGCGATTTGCTTTTCTTGCTTTGTTGTATTCTTCCATTGGATTATACCCATCAGAACATTCGTGTGTTAGATGCCAAGACTTGCACATCTTGCACTTGTATGGACGAAGAGCCTTTGAACTATTAACGAATAAGGTCTTAGCTGCACACAAAGCATCGTACCTACATGAATATTTTTTCTTTGACTTGCATGTATCGATATTACGATACCTTACATGAACAAAGTGAGGACAGAGAAAACTCTTATCATATAGCTTTGTCGTATCTTCAATCATTGGACGTGTATCATTATAGTATCCACAATCTACCTTACTTCCGCGTTCTTTAATTCTATTTTGACACACGGTACAAATAAAAGTAGACACTTGTTCTCCTTATTTTCCGTCAACTTACATAGATATTATATCATGTTTACATAAAAAAAGAGGGTACATCCAAAAGGACATACCCTCTCTACACATATTAAACACAATTGCTTTCGCGTTAAGATTTCAACGACATGTCGTTTACTCTCACATAGCCGAAACTATCCGTCTTTCATGGTCAACCCTAAAGTTTCCAAGGCATTTTAAACAAACTACTTACCAGTGTTAATCATTGGAGTTGAGCCGTTGGGAACCACGATAAGATTACCTTCCTTGCCAACATCCTTCAAGGCATCAATGTAATGTTGCTGTAGCACTTGGTCGTTAAGGCTTTGTGCGAGAACGGCATTTGCATCGGCTTCACCCTGAGCTTCAATCTTCTTAGTCTCAGCCTGAACCTTTGCAGTCTCCTGTTCGTTCTGAGCCTTCTGCTTTGCTACCTCAGCAGCCTGAGCTTGTGAATAGCTATCGGTAATTGACTTAGGATAACGCACATCCTGTACGCTTACCTGCTCAACGGTAAGACCGATTTTATTCCACTTCTTAGTCAGCGCATCCTGAACAGCCTTAGTGAACTGCGAGCGATCAGTCAGCATGGTAACGGTATCAAACTTACCAGAAACCTCGCGTGTGACAGCGCGAACGTCATTGGAAATATACTTCTCGACAAAGCTCTCCTGAGTACCATACTCAGAATAAAGATTAAGTGCTGAGTCTGGATTCAAACTATAGTTGACCTGAATATCAATGTTGGCACTGGCACCAGACTTGTCATTGATTGACACCTGCTTGCCCTCATATGAGCCGCCGTCAACCTTATAGTCGGTATCACCATAGAAGTTGATAAGATTGTTGCGCACATCATACGTAACGACATCTTGCCAAGGCATCTTGATATGAAAACCAGCTTCGGAAGTTGAGCCAGCAAGAGAACCACCGAGATTACGAATTACGCAAACCTCGCCAGTGTCCTGTGTGTAGATGCAAGAACCTACGATAAATGCAAAGGAAAAAACAAGGCATACAACTGCAACGCCACGAGCGCAAGTATGAGCAAACTTTACAGTCTTAATATCTGTCTCATTCTTAATATATGATTTCCCAAGAATATTGGTATCCTCAACAGGTTCGGGAATCTTTGTGCGAATATCAAAGACAATAAATGGAATTGCAATAAGCAGTGCAATAATTCCGACAACAAACGTTATCATGCCAACCCTTTCTACGTACAACATTCAAACAAAAAATATAGCAGGTTCCCAAGACTCTGCTATCAGATAGGATTTCGGGCGTTCCATCTGTAATCGCCAGTGTGTCTTGGCACATCAAAGCAGGATGCGTATTCACGGCACATCCAGAGTAGCTGTTTTTCCGGTGTTTCAGCTCACCCGATACTCCGTGAAAGCACTTGCTTATCTCCTAGCAAGAAGGCTCGCTATCCTCTCGAATAGCTGTGCGGCGTTGCCTATACTACCGCGAAGGGTTGTTTTCGGCACCACCCTGAAAGCCACCCGCGTATAGGCGCGGTAAGATTATATTTGGCGGAGTAATTCGGATCCGACCCGAATGCTTATAATAAGCACGTGTTGCTTAGCAGGCAACCCCAGCTCCCCGCTGGTTATCTACTCCGAAGGTAGGGTACGTTTCCAACTACGCCACATGTCTTTTGTAAAATAACATAATCATAAGTACGTGGCTACTTATTGTTATATAATGTCAACTATGACAATAAAAAATCATGGAGCCTGATAAGGTAGTCGAAACCTTAACTTAGCATTACAAGGGCTATGTTTTACCGTTAAACTAATCAGGCATTGATATTATGTTGATAATCTTCTAGCCACATCCACTTATATCCATAAGCCTTATTACGTATTCCATTACAAACATCTGTAATATGCCTACATTTATTTTCATTTCCTAACCATCTTCCAGCAGCACTACATGAATAAAATGTTTTCAGTGGCTTATCTGTTTCTATTTCTAACATTATAACTGGCTTAGATTGATGTTTTTTATTGTATTCTGCTGTACTCATTATATTTACATTGTATTCTTTGCACGCAATTCTTACTGTAAGTGGGTCACAATTATAAAAATCACACACATCTTTTACAGTTTTAAGTTCTAAATATTTATTTGCAATTTCTTCATAATTATAAAATTGCTTGCCAGAATCACCATATGTTAAATTATATCCATTATTATGAGTGTCTAACTTATCAATCCAATATGTTTCTCTCTCAAATCTTTTATCATCTGAGCACACTTCTAGTTCATCTATGCTAAAATTTTCAAAGCCATATTTATTCATATCAGAATATAATAATCTATTTTTACATCTATCTGTTTTACTATCATGGCAATGTTCTTTAAATCTTTTATCTAGGCTATATTGCGTAACTCCAACGTATTTTTTACCATTAACATTATTTGTTATCATGTAAACTATAGCCATATAAACTCACAATCTACTAAATAATAGAGAAGTGAGGACGATTGAATATCATCCTCACTGAAAATGTCTGGCACCCACGGCAGAACTCGAATCCGCAACAGGTCGGGTAGAAGCCGACTACGCTATCCATTTGCGTCACGTGGGCGTTTATATTACAGATACAATGTAAATAACATTATATCTAAGTAATCTGGGTGTCCGATAACGGGGTCGAACCGTTACGCCTTTCGGCAACAGATTTTGAGTCTGTCGTGTCTGCCAATTCCACCAATCGGACATTATATTAAGGTAATGCACAATTTAGATTGCAGATAGTAGGAGATACAGGTGACGATCCTGTCACGCCCCGTTATAAGCAGGGTGTTATACCAACATTAACTAATCTCCCACTATGTGCAATTTTCCATTGCGCATTACCATTATAATAGACGGCAACGTGTTACTGGCAG